GTGTTGACTTACAAACACTTAATACTGCTGTAAGTACAAATACAGCTAAAGTAAGTAACGCAACTCATACAGGAGATGTAACTGGTTCAACTGAGTTAACTCTTGCAAACAGTGGAGTTACAGCTGCACAGTATGGTTCTGCTACTGCTATTCCAGTATTAAATATAGATGCTAAAGGTCGTGTAACTTCAGCAAGTACAGCTAGTGTTTCTACTGCAACTAATATATCAATTTCAACAGGTACTACAAGTGTAACAGTTGTAAGTGATACAGGAAATAATGGAACTATACAAGAAGCAACTGGATCTATTGCTGGCGTAATGTCAACAGCCCATCATGACAAACTTGATGGAATTGCAAATAATGCTAATAACTACTCACACCCTAACCACACTGGAGATGTTACTTCTGTTGGTGATGGTGCATTAACTATTTCAGACGATGCAGTTACTTTTGCAAAAATACAAAATATTTCTCAAAACAAATTTGCTGGAAGAATATCAAGTGGTACTGGCAATTTAGAACAATTAACGGCTGCAAATGTTAGATCAATAATAAACGTAGAGGATGGTGCTACCGCAGATCAAACAGCCAGTGAAATAAAATCTCTTTTACAGTCCGATAAATTAACAGTTTCTGAAATAGCTGATGATGCGGTTACAGCAGATAAATTAGCTAACTCTATAAATTCAGAGATAGCTGCTAATACAGCTAAAACATCTAATGCTAACCATACAGGTGAAGTAACAGGGTCAACTTCTTTAACTATTGCAGATAACGTAGTTGATGAGGCAAATTTAAAAGTAAGCAACTCTCCTACTAATGGTTATGTATTAACTGCTCAATCAGGTGCTACTGGAGGTTTAACTTGGGCAGAACAATCAAGTGGCTCATCAGTAGGTGGTGCAACAGGAGTAGACTTTAATGACGGTGTAAAAGCTAGATTTGGTACTAATAATGATTTAGAAATTTTTCACGACAACGGTGAAAATAGAAGTTTTCTCAAAAATGTAACTGCTGGTCAATATTTTGAAATTTCTTCTGCAGGAGGGATGATATTAAAAAGCGGAAGTGATAATATTTTATTTGCTGCACAAAATGGTAAAACATCGTTATACTTTGACGGTTCAGAAAAAATTGAAACTTATTCTGAAGGAGTGTTAATTGATGATAATGTTTTAAAATTTGGAAATATTACTGTTTCTTCCGATCAACCAAATGTTAACACTGGAAACCCATGTATGCTTTGGGCTTTTGATGACGAATTAAATATTGCTGGTTACGACAAAATAAAGTTTGTTGAAAGTGGCTTCGTAAGATGGGAGGTATTTCAAGGTGCATTAAGACCTCACGGGACTTCTACTTATTACGATTTAGGTACTTCTAGTAACCGTATAGGTGATATCTTTTTAAAATATTCAGTTGATTTACCTGATGATGGAGAGATAAGGCTTGGAGATGGTGATGATTTTAAACTTTATCATGATGGAGTCGAAAACTTTATACATGGTGGTGGTTTTGATACTAAATTTTTAACAAATGGTACTGAAACAGGTTTTAAAGTCCGAAACAATGCTGCATGTCATTTTTACTACGATAACTCATCAAAGTTCTATACAGAATCTTTCGGTGCAACTTTCCAAGGAAGTATACGTCCTAATGCAAATAATAGTTATGATTTAGGCTCATCATCTTTACGTTGGGCAAACGTATATACTAATGACTTACATTTATCTAACAAAGATTCATCTAACGAAATGGATGGTACATGGGGTGACTGGACAATACAAGAAGGAGAATCAGACTTGTTCTTAAAAAATAACCGTTCTGGTAAAAAGTACAAATTTAATTTAACGGAGGTCTCATAATGTCTATTCATTTTGGTGCAGATAGTACAGTAATTCATTCTGCTAATGGTTTAGGAGATGGTAAAATTTTACAAGTAGTACAATCAATAAGTTCGTCTCAAGTAACTACTACTGAATCTAATTATCAAACTTCTCCAACAAACACTAATCTTAATGCAACATTAACACCGTCATCATCAAGTAATAAAATTTTAGTAAATATAGATGCTAACTTTTCTTCAAGTGGTTGTAGAATAAATCCAGTATTAATACGAAATTCAGATGATATACAATTTGGTGTATCTAATGAAGGATTGATGGATTATGGTTTATTTAGAGATGGTAATAATTCTTTTAGATTTAGTTTTATGTATTTAGATACTCCTAGCAGTACTTCTGCTTTGACTTATAAATTATATTTTTCAAGACATGGTGGAAGCGGTACAGCTACATTTAATAAATCACAAGATAGCGGTCAAAAATCACTTAGTACAATTACTTTGATGGAGGTTAAAGGATGAATTTAGATCATGAGGCAATACGCAAAGCCTATAGCGAAGCAGTAGTAATACATGATGATTTTGGCGTGTTTGATAAAGATGAAAAAGAAATTACGATTGATAATGCAAAAGTCACAGCTGCTCGTAAAGCAATAGATGATGCTTGGGCAGCTGAAGAATATAAAAGAAATCGAGCATCAGAATATCCAAGTTGGCAAGATCAGCTTGATTATATATACCACAATGGGATTGACAAATGGAAAACAGACATAGTTGCTCCTGTTAAAAACAAATATCCAAAACCTTAAAATGGCAATCACAAAAACTTGGGAAATAAACACCCTAGAAAGAGAACTAGCTGATGGCTACGTTAAAAAAGTGATCTATCGTGTAAAAGGTATAGACGGTAGTGAAGAAAAAGCAAGAGCAACTGGCGAAGTAGAACTTGAAAAGCCAAAGACTCTTATACCTTACAAAGACCTTACTGAGACAACAGTTCTTGGTTGGGTTAAAACAAAACTAGATGCAGATAATGCTGGTACAGTTGCTGCTATTGAAAAGTCTTTAGAAGATGAGATAGCACTTATTAACACACCAGTAACAGCTGAAGGTAAACCTTGGTAATTTACTATGACTAGACCAACCACTCAAGAATTAAAAACATCACTTGAACAGCTTGTAAAGACATACAATGAAGCTGTACAAACACAACAAAATTGTAAAGACGCTATTATAGCTACGCAAGCAGTTTTAAAAGATAGGGAGTTAGAAGATGGAACTACCAACACTGTTACTTCCGAAAGTAGAGAAGATTGAAACAATATCTTTACCGCTGCCCACAGCTGACGTTCCTAGTTATGTACCTTTGGTAGTGCCTCCTAGTGATCTTAGAGAACCAGAAGGTACAGAACCAGAAACTACAGAAGAAGCACCTACTGGTATTAGACAGGTTGATATTCCGTTTACGGATTTTAAAATGCCTTTACCAGAAAATGAAATACTTATCACTGCAAGTACAACAGCTGTTGTTTCCGTAGCAGCTACACTTACAGCTACAGCAGCTTTTAAGTGGGTTGTAACCGCACTAAAACCTATTTTAAAAACAGCATGGAAGAAGATAAGGTTATTAAAGGGCAGCCAAAAAGTTTCTTAAAAAAGTTTAAAGAGAATGTAGATGACCATGATGAACAGATGCAAATACTTGGTGCATTAGTGCGTTTAGGGGTTGTTGTTTGGTCAGGTTTTATTATTACTCTTAACTATGTTGAGTTACCTATGGTTAAAAAACCTTTAGGTGCATCGTCTGACATTACGTTTGTGGCCTCGATTTTTACAGGAGCTTTGGCCACTTTTGGGCTGTCTACAGGTAACAGTAAAAAAACTAAAGAAGAAAAAACCAAACAATGAAAAAACTATTTATTGCTATGTTACTGCTACCTGCAGGTGCATATGCTAATACTGTCACGCCCCAGTTTACTACAGGGTCGATGAACTCAACGACCACTACAACTCAAACTATAACTGAGGTTGAACAGCGTCAAGTTTTTGGTGCGGAAGTAAAGACTTGGAATGGATCTAATGTAACACCATCTGCCGATATATCTGGTGCTGGTACTACATTTACCATAACAGACGCAACTCTACCTTGGACATTAGAAACTACATCAAGATCAGCTGGATTAGTAGAACAATGGGATACCACAAGAAACTTTACAATAAACTCTACTACTACCTCACTCTCTGTATTCTCACAATAACACCCGCATATGCAGAAGGAGACACCAATAACTCGTCCAACCCTGTGGCAGCAGCA